CCGACGACGTTCTACTTCGCGATGACCGCTTGGGCGCGCGGGCTCGAATCGGACTTCTCGAACGAAGCGAGCAAGACGATCACGCTCGAGATGCAGGACTTCCCGCCTGGTGCGCCGCAGAACGTGACGGTCGAACTGTCGTTCAGTTGCGAGACCACCGAAGCAGGCCGTACCTGCCGGGTGGTCGTGGAGTGACGTGCTGCCGCTGCGCGAGGCCGTGCGCGAGTTCGAGCGGGAGTACATCGCTCGCGCTCTCGCCGAGCACGGCTCGGTTTCCGCAGCGGCGCGCGCTTTGCGCGTGAGCCGAACGCATCTGCATCGGCGGATCGCGCGGCTCGGCATCGTGGCGCCGCGGAAGGCGCGACGCGGATCGTGGGCGATACAGGGGGTCTGATGGACGAACAGGAAAAGCGAGAGCACATGGCGACGATGGGCCGCGTATGGCTCGCGTGGCTGATCTTCTTCCTGTTCGCGGAGGGTTACGCGATCCGGAAGGGAGGGGGGACGCTCTCGACGTTCATTCGGCGGTATTTCCAGATTGCGGAAGGAAAGGCGCCGCTGAAGTATCGCGCGCCGCGCTGGGTCGCGTGGGTCGTGATCATCGTCCTCGCGATCCACTTCCTGGCCCCGTGAAGGTCTTAGGGAAAATCCTTGAGACGTTCCCGAATCCGGTGCGCGCCGGCTTGCGGGCGCGCAGGGCGTTCAGAGTGTGGAACCAGGCGCGGAAGGCGCGCAGGCAAGTTGAGCTGACATCGGAACTGATCGCGCTCGAGCGCGAGGAGGAACCAGCAATGATCGATATCGGCACGCGCACTTCGACGAATGCCCTCGTCGGTGGAGGGATCCTTAGCACGATCTACGTGCAGGTTGTCGGATTGCTGCCGTGGCCGGGTCTGGTCGCGGCACTGACGACGCCGGAAGCGATCGCGCTTGCGGCGACAGGCTTCGCGTGGATCGTCGCGCGCTTCAGCAAGACGCCAGATAAGCCCGGAGTGCTGTGAGTGACGTACATCCTGGGCCAGCGCTCCCGCAACGAGCTCGAGGGCGTGCATCCTCGGCTCGTCGCCGTCGTCGAGCGCGCGATCGAGATCACGTCCGTCGACTTCGCGGTGCACGACGGACTCAGAACCGAGGACGAGCAGCGCGAGTACGTCGCGCGCGGTGTGTCGCAGACGATGGCGTCGAAGCATCTGACTCAGGCCGACGGCTACGGTCACGCGGTCGACCTCGTGCCGTGGATCGGCGGGCGGCTGCGCTGGGAGTGGCCGCCGATCTTCGAGATTGCCGCTGCGGTCTACAAGGCTGCGGCTGAGCTAGAGGTCCAGCTGACCTGGGGCGGCGTATGGGACCGCGCGCTGCTCGACCTCAACGTCGGCATGCTCGAGGACGAGGTGAACCAGTATGTCGATAGGCGGCGGGCGATGGGGCATCGGCGCGTCTTCATAGACGGCCCTCATTTCGAGCTAATGACGCCATGACCATGGAGGTGACCGCCGTCAATCGCATGATCGGCTGGTTTCTCGGCATCGGTTCCGTGTGCGCGGGCGGGTTGCTGCTCTGGATCGGCTCGACGGCTTACGAGCTCTCGATCACGATGGCCCGCACCGAAGAGCGGCTCGCGGTCATCCAGGCGCAGCAGGCATCTGCGATCGCGGCCAACTCCGATACCGCGAGATCGGTGCGCGAGCTCTCTCTCCGCGTTCAGCGTCTCGAGGACACGATCGCCGCGGAGGGCCGTGCGCGTCGGGCGGAGTAGGCGCATGCCGGCAAAACCGAAACAGCGTCTGACGCCGAAGCAGAAGCGGTTCGTCGACGAGTACCTGCAGGATCGGAATGCGACGGCGGCAGCGGGTCGCGCTGGGTACAACCCGGATTGGGGGCGGCACCTGTACGCGAAGCCGCACATCCGAGAGGAGATAGACCGGCGAACCGAGCGCATCGCCGAGCAGGCCGACGTCGCAGCGGCCGACGTGATCCGCGAGCTCTGCCGCATCGCCTTCAGCGACATCCGAAAGCTCTACGACGAGCATGGGAATCTGAAGCCGGTAAACGAGCTCGACGACGACACCGCCGCGACGCTCGCCGGCATCGAGGTCGAGGAACAGGGTGTTCGCAAGGTGAAGCGCTACGACAAGCCGAAGGCGCTCGAGCTCCTCGGCAAGTACCTCGGCCTCTTCAGCGACAACCCGCCGATGCAGCCCGGCACCGAAGTCACGGAGATCAAGCGTACGATCGTGCGGGCCGCATCGCCGAAGGAATGAGCGTCCTCGACATCCCGACGGCCGAAGTCTTTGTGCCGTTGCTCGAGCCGCATCGCCTCGGCGGCCCGCGCTACAAGGGCGCGCATGGCGGTCGCGGCTCCGGCAAATCGCGATTCTTCGGCGGGCTCCTCGTCGATTACGCGCTGTCGTTCCCGGGGCTGCGCGCGGTGTGCGTGCGCGAGACGCAGCGCTCTCTTCGCTTCTCGTCGAAGCTGCTGATCGAGGACGAGATACGCCGACACGGCGTCGGCCGGTATTTCCGCATCATGGACAAGGAAATCCGGACGCCCGGCGGCGGCGTGATCATCTTCGAGGGCATGAAGAATCACACGGCCGATTCGATCAAGTCGCTTGAGGATTTCGACGTCGCCTTCATCGAGGAGGGGCAGAAGCTGTCGGCTCGATCGTGGGATCTCCTGACGCCGACGCTTCGCAAGTCCGGCGCCGAGATCTGGTGTGCTTGGAACCCTGAGCAGCCGACCGACCCGGTAGATGAGTTTTTCCGCGGGCCGAATCCGCATCCGGACGCCGTCAAGGTCGAGGCGAACTGGCGCGACAACCCGTGGTTTCCTGAGTCGTTGCGCGCGGACATGGAGCACGACCGGCGCACCGATCCGGACAAGTACGCGCACGTCTGGGAGGGAGGATATCTCACGCTCTCGGAGGCGCGCGTCTTCCGCAACTGGCGCATCGAGGAGTTCGAGACGCCGGCCGACGCCGTCTTCTACTTCGGGGCTGACTGGGGCTTCAGCGTCGACCCGACTGTGCTGATCCGCTGCTTCATCGACCACGCCGCGCGCAGGCTTTACGTAGATCGCGAGGCGTACAAGATCGGCTGCGAGATCGACCGCACGCCCGAGCTCTTCGACGCGCTCGACCCCGAGAATCCCGGCATGGCGCGCAAGTGGGTCATCACGGCCGACAGCGCGCGGCCCGAGACGATCGCGTACATGCGTCGGCACGGATATCCGCGCATGGTCCCGTCGATCAAGGGCGCAGGGTCGGTGCAGGAAGGCATCGAGTTCCTGCGCTCGTTCGAGATCATCGTGCACCCGCGCTGCCGGCACACGATCGACGAGCTGATGTTCTACCGCTACAAGCAGGATCCGAAAACCGGCGAGGTTCTCCCGATCCTCGAGGACAAGAAAAACCATGTTATCGACGCGTTGCGCTACGCTATCGAGCGCCTGAGACGGCGGAAGCGCGCCGGGACGTTTTGAACTGCGAGGCTTGAGCAATGGTAACCGACGAACTTGCAGCACGGCGCGAGCTCCGCGGCCAGAAGCTCAGTATCAACGCGCTCGTCAACCGGACGCTCCGCTCGCTGTTCGCGCGGCTTTCCGGCCAGCATTTCGGCGGCGAACGCGACCTGTACGAGCAGTGCGGCTACCCGGTCGACATCACGCCGCAAGATTACGTGGCGCAGTATCTGCGCGGCGACCTCGCCGCCCGCATCGTCGACGCGTATCCCGACGCGACGTGGCGCGAGGCGCCGATCGTCAAGACGACGGGCACGACGGAAGGCGATGACGATCCGTTTCAGGCTGCCATCGACGAGCTCAATAATCGCTTCGGACTCTGGAGCGTGCTGCACCGGCTCGACCTGCTGACGCAGCTCGGTCACTACGGCGTGCTGCTGATCGGCCTCGACGGTGGCGCACCGCTCGACCAGCCGGTCGATCGCGACAAGTTCGGGCTGCTGTACCTGGCGCCGTTTGGTGAGGCGCAGGCCGAGATCCTGAGATGGGAGTCGAACACGAGTTCGCCGCGATTCGGTAAGCCCGAGCTCTATCGTCTTACCGCCGGTCCCGACTGGAAGGGCATCGGCGGCATGCAGCGCAACCTCACGGTGCACTGGTCGCGCGTCATCCACGTCGCCGAGCGCGCGCTCGACGACGAATCGATCGGACTGCCGCGGCTCGAGCGAATATGGAACCGCGTCATGGATTGCGAGAAGCTCCTCGGCGCCTCGGCCGAGATCTTCTGGCAGAACGCAGCGCCTACGCGGGCTTGGATGGCGGATGCCGACACGGAGTTCTCGCCAGACGATCAGGCCGACATGGAGGCTATGTTCGAGGAGCTCTACCACGGGCTCCGGCGCGATGTGCGTCTCCGCGGCGTGACCCCGCAATCGCTCGTGCAGGCCGTCGCCGACCCGTCCGGCCACCTCGACAAGCAGCTCGACTTCATCGCCGGCGCGACGGGCATCCCGAAGCGGATCCTGATCGGCTCCGAGCGCGGGGAGTTGGCGAGCGAGCAGGACGAGAACAACTGGGCGGCGCGCGTCACGGAGCGTCGCAACAATCACGCGACGCCGCACATCATTCGCCCGACGATCGATCGGCTGATCCGCTACGGCGTGCTGCCTGAGCCTGTCGGCGGCTACGTTGTCGAGTGGCCCGAGTCCGACTCCCTCGGCGAAGAGAAGCGCGCCATGATCGCGAAAACCAAAGCCGAGGCGGTCGCGGCGTACGTGTCGATCCCGGGCGCCGAGCAGGTCGTGCCGCCGCAGGAGTTCCGCCGATGGCTCGGGGAGGCAGAGGAAAGCGAGTTCGAGCCGCCCGAGCCGGCGCTCGAGCTCGACGAGCGCGATCCGGAGGTCGCGGCCGCCTTCGCGCAGAACCGCAGGCGCATCGCGAACGCTACACCGCGCACGCTCTACGTGCGGCGCAATGTGCTCAATGCCGAGGAGATCCGCAAGCACTTCCGCGCGCAGGGCCTCGAGACGATGGTGCCTGCCGAGGAAATGCACGTCACCATCGCGTTCTCTCGCGCGCCGGTCGACTGGATGAAGGTCGGCGAGGCTGGGACTCACGGCGACGACGGCCGGATGGTCATCCGGCCCGGCGGCCCCCGCGTTGTCGATCGGCTCGGCCCGAAGAAGGAAGCGATCGTCCTGATGTTCGCAAGCTCCGAGCTCTGCTGGCGTCACGAGGAGATCAAGCGCGCTGGCGCGTCGTGGGACTGGCCGGACTACCAGCCGCACATCACGATCACGTACGAGGGCGATCCCGAGCTCGACGTCGAGCAACTCGAGCCCTACCGCGGCGAGATCGTGCTCGGGCCGGAGATCTTCGAGGAGCTCACGGAGGACTGGTCGGACGGCCTCACGGAGACCCGCCGCCGGTGAGTCGCCTCGTACGTGTCCACGCCCGCGGCCCGCGCCGCTCCGTCGACCCAACGCACACCGCGACGCTGCGCGAGCGGTTCATGCGCGATGTCGCCAGGCGGTACGACCGCATCGCGAAGGCGATCCTCCAGCTGATCGTCGAGGACGACGTCTTCGGGCTCGAGCCGATCGAGTTCGAGCGCGTCGGCAACGTGCTGCGCGTCAACCGGCCGAGGCGTGAGTTCGCCTTCGGCACAACGCACGAGAAGGTCGCGGCGTTCATGGAGTGGCTGCGGCAGCAGGAGATCAACGAGGCGATCACGATCGTTGAGGGCACGCCGATCGAGCGCGCGGCGCGCAGCGCATGGACGTCGGTCTACGTCGAGAGCGCGTACCAGAAGGGCATCGCGGATGCGGGCCGGAACCTACGGGGCGCGGGCGCGAAGGTCGAGCGCTCGTGGATCGACACCGCGTTCAATCGACCCATTCACGCTGACCGGCTTGGTATCGCGTACACCCGCACGTTCGAGGAGCTCGTCGGCATCACGGCCGAGATGGATCGGCAGATCTCGGCGGTGCTCGCGCAAGGACTCGCCGAAGGACGCGGCCCGATGGACATCGCGCGCCGGCTGATCGACCGGGTCGAGAAGATCGGCAAGACGCGGGCCAGGACGCTCGCCCGCACCGAGGTCATCAACGCGCACGCCGAAGCGACGCTCAACGCGTACGAGGAGGCTGGCGTAGAAGGCGTCGAGGTCGAGAGCGAGTTCGCGACCGCGGGCGATGCTCAGGTGTGCCCGGAGTGCAGGCAGCTTGAGGGCCGCACGTTCACGCTCGCCCGCGCGCGCGGCGTGATCCCTGTCCATCCGAATTGCCGTTGCGCGTGGGTGCCGGCGATCGTCCGCGGAGAGAATGTCGTTCTGAACGCGGCGCCGCGCTTCCGCCGCATCGCATGACGCCACTCGAGGTCGAGATCCGATGAAAATACTCACGTGGCTCTGGTTCCAAAGCCCGAACCGCCACGGCTACGATGCCGACAAGGTCAACGTCTGGGCGGCGAACCTGCGGCGCAAGTCATCCGAGCCGCTCGAGCTCGCGGTCGTCACCGATCATCCCGAGGGCATCGATCCGTCCATCGAAATCATCAAGCCGCCAGGTCTTTTCGAGGACGTGCGGATCGACACATGGAAGGAAGCGAATCTCGCGCCGCAGTGCTTCCGGCGACTCGCGATGTTTGCTCCCGATGCGTGGAAGTGGATCGGCGCCGACGAGTGGGTCTGCATGGACCTCGACGTATGCATGGGCGAGCGGATGCTCGATGGTCTCTTCGTGCCTGGGACCGACTTCCGGATCATGAACGGCACCTCGAGCAAGCGACCTTACAATGGCGGGCTCGTGCAGATGCGCGCCGGTGCGAGGGCGCACGTGTACCACGAATTCATGCGCGACCCAGTGCGCGTTGCGACCGAAGCACGCAAGCGTTTCGTCGGCTCTGACCAAGCCGTTATCTCGATGATCCTTGGCAGCGGCGAGAAGACGTTCGGGCCGGCCGACGGCGTAGAATACTTCGGCCCGCGCTGGATCCGCGAGCACGGCGGCGAGTATCGGCTCCGCCCGCCTGCAAGCATGCGGCTGCTGTTCTTCCCGGGGCAGCCGAAGCCGTGGGAGCTGATCGATACCTACGGCTTCATCAACCACGGATGGCACGACGGTAAGCCCCGCGGGATCGCTCACGAGATCCTGCCGCCGCGAACCGCTCGTCGAGGCCGCCCAGAGCGCGTCAACCTTTGGGCCTACGATGACCCGAAGCGATGGGGCCGAGCGTTCAAGCACGAGTGCGACCGGATGGCCGGCGTCACGTGTCGGCTGTTCGTCCGCGAGTCGCGCGTGCCCGATGGCGGTCGCGTGTTCGTGCGTCTCGACCAGCAGGGCGAGCAGCGCGACATCTCGCGCGAGATCGTGTTCGCGTTAAACCGTCGCGGCTGCATCACGCTCCCGACGCTGCAGGAGGCGCGATGGTACGACGACAAGGTCGCTCAGCTACCAGTGCTCTCGCGGTGGATGCCAGCGACATGGCACGTGACGGATCGCGACGAGGCAATGCGGCTCGCGGCGGCCATCCCGTGGGCGCGCGGCGTGCGGCTCGTGAGCAAGGCGGCGGAGGGCTCCTCGAGCGCGAACGTCCGCGTGCTCGAGAGTCGGCGCGATGCCGAGCTCGAGATCGAGCAGGCGTTCGGGCCTGGTATCTCCTGCCGATACAACCGCGTGCAACGCGGGTATGTCTACTGGCAGCGGCTCGTCGAGGGGAACCCTTGCGACTATCGCGTCTGCGTCGTCGGCGAGGGGTTGTACGGGTTGGTGCGGCAGAACCGTCCCGGGACAATCACCGCTTCCGGGTCCGGGATCTTCCGGCCGCTCACGCTGAGCGACAAGCGCGAGCGCGCGGCGGCCGAGCTCGCGGTGCGAATCTCGCGCGAGATCGGCACTCGCTGGATGGCCTATGACTTCGTCTTCGACGAGGACGGCCGCGCGTTGGTGCTCGAGATGTCGAGCGCTTGGACGATGAAAGCATACGAGCAATGCCCGATGTTCGACTTCGCCTTGAGGCCAATTAAAGGGGCGACCGGCGCGCGGTCGTTTAAGATCGCCGTCGATTTGCTGAAAAGCATGGAGCCGCAGAACAACGCGGCAGCCGCCTGAGACCATGACGATTGCGACGCTCGGGATCGCCGGCAAGGTCCGGCCGAAGTTCCTGACGAACGACGAAGCGCGAGAAGCGCTCGGCCCGTTCGTCGACGACGACGCTTCGCCGATCGTCCGGCGCGAGATCTTCGACGGCCGCGTGCATACGGTCGTCCCGGCGGTGCTCGCGGTCGCCGGCGTCATGAACGACGCGCTGGTCTCGGCCGAGGAGCTCGCCCGCAGCGCGGACGCGTGGAACGGCCGAGACATTTCGATTCTGCACCCGGAGGACATCGACGGCTCGCCGCTCTCGGTCGCCGACTCCCCGCGCATCCTCGAGCGCGCGGTCGGGCGCGTGATGAGCGCGAGGATGGACGGCGACAAGCTCCGCGCCGAGCTCTGGCTCGACGAGCAGAAGATCGACCGGCTCGGGTACTCCGACATGCTTGCGGCGATGGTGCGAGGCGAGATCATCGAGTTGTCGACCGGCTACATCGCCGACGACGTGCTCGAGACAGGCGAGTTCCGCGGGCGGCCCTACTCCACACGTCATGTGAACATCCGGCCGGATCATCTAGCATTGCTGCCCGGACAGGTCGGGGCGTGCTCGATCGCGGACGGGTGCGGGGCACCGAGAATCAATCGGCGGCGAGGGGTCCAGGTGAAGATCAACGAGGCGCTGGAGACGATCAGCAAAGCTCTTGGCATCAGCCACAGGAACAACTGCAATTGCGAGGCATGCGCCATGAAGACGGTCGATCAGAAGCGGGATGCGGTCCGGAAGGATCTCGAGACGCTTAAGCTCCACACGAACGCGAAATTCGTCGCGGCTGCGGACGCCGCGCTGGGCCTCAAGGCGAACGACGGCCTCGGCGCGAAGCATCTCAAGATGCTCGAGGAGCTCGACGAGCGCGGCCTCGACATGCTGGCCGCGATGATCGAGGCGTACAAGGCGAGCGGCGCGAAGGCGGCTCAGGAAGAGGATCCGGAGGCGAACCAGGATCCGCCGCCCAATCCCGACGAGGAGGACCCGAACGCGATGCGCAAGCAAAACCGCGCCGGCAAGGTGCTGACAGAGGCTGAGATCGACAAGCTCGTCGCGAACCGCGTCGAGGAGCATCTGCGCCGCCGAGAGGTCGTCGCAAAGCTGAAGGCGAACGAGGCGAACCCGTTCTCCGACGAGGAGCTCGAGACGCTCCCGATCGCAGCGCTCGAGAAGGTCGAGCAGAAGCTGCGGCCCGCCGACTACTCCGGCGCCGGCGGCTTCGCCATCAACCATCTGCGCAGCAGCGACGGAGACGATGCGCCGCTGCGCGTCAATCGAGGCGTGCTCGCGCCGCCGCCGAAGAAGGACGCCGCGTAAGCGGCTGCCGCTCACCGATCCGACGATACGAGGGCTAAGCCATGACCAGCGCAACGACTCCGAAGACGGTCGACCTCGGCGGCGACGGCCTCCAGCGCGAGGCCATCGCGAACGCCACCATCACGCCCGGTATGCTCCTCGCGCTCGACGCCAACGGCCGGGTAGGTCCGCACTCGAATGCCGGCCAGGAGGGCGTAGTAGGTTTCGCGAAGGAGTACGACCTCACCGGCCGCGGCATCGACGACGCCTACGCAAGCGGCGATCAGGTGATCTACAAGATCCCGTACGAGGGCGCCGCGTTTTACGGCATCCTCGCGAGCGGCCAGAACGTCGCAAGGGGCGCGCTCCTGACCAGCGACGGCACGGGCCGCCTTAAGGCCGCCGGATCCACCGACATGGTC